TTATTAAGATTATCTTAATGTATCCAAGCTAAATGTAGCTAAACCATTTACTGTGATAGTACCGAAGTAACGGTTATTAACCATTTTCTTCGCGTATCTTGTCATGATACCTTTGATAGGTGTCATTGTGAATGGATTATACATTGTTGGAGTTAACTGTAAAGGTACATATGGGGCGTAGATGTAACCAGCGTCCAATAAAGATTTACCTTTATGACCAATCAAGATCTTATTCGCAGGGAAGTAAGGATCACGATAAACTTGGTAACGACCAGCAAGTGAACCTACTTTTTCGATACCCATGTTATATTGATCTTGCTCAGGAGCTGCGTTTGATACGTGGAAATACTCTAAATCATCGAATACTGCAGAAACTTCTGAAGAAACAACGATCCAGTTAGCACCACCTCTCAAAGTAGTCTTGTGGATTTGAGCAGAAATTTGGTTGATCTTGGTAACCAAAGTTTGGTTCCAGTCTTTCTGAGTGTAACCTTGAAGAGTTGCACCACCTGTTCCACCATATTTCCATTCGTTATAGTCCCATTTAGCCGTCCAAGCTGCACCTTTTCTAAGGTCACGTAAGATTTCACGATCAACCTCAGCTGCGATTTGCTCAGATAACAATGCTGTTAACTCAGCTTCAGCGTCGATGTTGTGGAATGCACTTACGTCTTGAGCCAATTCAGGAGACCAAGTAGCTCTCAACTTTCTTTCAGTAACAGAAACTGTTACAGATTGAAGATCGAAAGAAACTTCACCAATTTCATCTTCGAATTCTAATGTTTCATACACTCTGAAGTGTAAAACGAAGTCAGCAAGAGCGAATGTACTATTAAGTGTTGTGTTAGAGTAACCGGACACAGAAGAATAGTTTTGTAAATCTACTTGAACATAAATTGTTCCTGTTTCATCACAAATGTCATTATACTTAGCAGTACCACCCATAGCACCTGGGAAAGTAGCTGTTGATTTTTGACCGTATTCAACAATACCTTTACCGTATTTTTGAGTTACGATATTGAAGTTTTTAGAAACACCACTGAATTTAATTTCAGCAGATGCTAAAAATTCTTCAGTATCCATAATCTGACCGTTAGGTCCAATTAATTTACCTTGACCGTCTTTAGCGAATCCGGTGAACGTAAGAATTAATGAAGGAACGCTTTGACTATTTAATGAACTTAATGGACTTACAGGTGTAGCCACACCGTTACTGAAATTAACTACACTAGCAGCATTCATTGTGATAGCACTGAATCTACCTTTAGAATAATCGAAAAGTCCTGTGTCAGGTGCGTTACCGTCACCAGTCTCATAGAAACGATCATAAAGGTTTACTCCAGTATATCCATCATCAGCAGAACCTGTTCCACCAGGAATACCATATGGTGTGTAGTGTGATCCACTGTTTCTTTCCTGAATTTTAGGAATGAAGTAGAATAATTTACCGATAGGTAAGTTCATAGCTTGTACAGACACGATGTCATTAGCTAATAATTTAGAGAATACACGTCTGATGATTGGGAATACAACAGTTTCGAAAGAACCTGATGCATCCGCAACCGCAGCTTCGTTGATTAAGTATGAAGCTTGGTTTTCATACAATTGTGCAATGTTATCTTTTTGGTGACCATCAAGACCTTCTAAAAAGCCTAAGTCATCCCATTTTTTAATGGTATCTTCTTTGATAACACGAAGGTGCTTAAGACCGATGTTACCAACCATACCTGATTCTAATAATGCTCCCATTTTAGTTTGTTTTTATTTTTTTGGTTTATTATTTTATTTTACTCATCAAATCTTTCATTCTCTTGAACTGTGGATTTTCGTATGCTTTTGATTCCGACAATACATTTGAAGAAGATGTTGATGGAGTTGAAGTGATTTTTTCTGAAACTGTTTCGGTTACTGGTTTTTTAGTTCCCAATTCAGATTTTATTGTGTTAAATAAGTTTTTAGACTCATTCATAGTAGAAATCGAATCAAATCTCTTCATAATATTCAATTTCTCCTGTTTTGTTGTTGAATGTTCAGTGAACAAACGAGTAGCGTAAGCCAAATTAGCATTGAATACCGCAACTTCATTTAATTTTTCCTTAAAAAGAACTAAAGCCTTTTTGTATTCTGCGTTTTGTTTTCTTAATTTAGAAACTTCTTCATTAATACCAAAAACACCTGAACCTGCTTTATATTTTTTCTTACTTGGTAATCCGGATCTGTCTAAACCACCTTTATTACCATGAGGATTTGATTTAGTTCTTGCGGCTTCAGTCGCCTCAATTGGTGTCCCATCTTCAGAACCTTCTGGTTCTTCGTATGTGAATGGTTCCTCTTCAGAAATATCTAATGTTGGATCTTCTTCATCAAGTGTTATTTCATAAACATTTTCTTCACCTAATTCAGGATCCATGTCCATTTCTTCTTCCAATTCAGGTTCCATACCCATTTCTTCTTCCAATTCAGGTTCCATACCCATTTCTTCTTCCAATTCAGGATCCATGTCCATTTCTTCAGAAAGATCTTCTGTGTATGGTGATTCTTCTTCTAGATCTTCGTCACCTTCACCATCTAATTTAATGATATATTCATCACCGTCGATTTCAAGATCAAGTTCATCATCATCTTTTTTAACAATAATACCATCTTCAGGTTTCATTGCTTTAAAAACTTTAAGAACTTCATCGTGAGAAGCGCCTGTCATGTCCATAACACCACTATCGTCAGATGGTTCGTCTTCATATGATGTTTCGTCTTCATCATCAGAAGGTAATTCTTCATCATCAGAAGTCTCATCATCAGAAGGTAACTCTTCATCATCAGAAGTTTCATCTTCATCGGAGGTTGTGTCATCACCAGCATCATCGGCTGTTACATCATCTTCCTCTTCTTCAGGATTGGGTTGTTCTTCAACATCCTTTTCCTCTTCTTCCAAACTTTCTTTAAGCAATTCGTTTAGTTCTTGTTTCATTGTTGAAGCAAGTATACCTTTTGCATTTGCTTTTACTGCTTCTTCAAGATTTTGTACTTGAAGTAACGCTTGTTCTAAAACTGATTTTTCGGTCATTTGCGAATTTTATTTTTATATAAATACTTTGATTATATAGAAAATTTACTTTTAAGATATTAATATCAATAAAAAATTTACTATTTTGATAAAAATGTATCTAGTCTACCCATTAATTTTTTCATTCTATCATCAACAACAGGTTTTCTCTCAATTGTTTCTTGATATTGTTCTCTGTCTTTTAAATCACTAAACACATATGCTCCGGGAGTCGATGGTGAGGAGACTAAGTCAAAACACACTAATTCAAAATCATCTTGTACTATGTTTTGTCCTTTTATATTTTTCAATGATCCTACACCTCTTGATGAAATACCTAAAGTGGCACCATTCATAATTAACATTGCCGCTTGATCACCTCTTGTACTTACGATACCCATTTTTTTCCAACCTGGTGATGTAAATAATTTAATTTTACCCATTAACATTTTACCATCCCACCATGTTTCAATGATTGAATGTGATACTCTATCTAAATCAATTAATGAAGATGAGGGGTGATTTAATTCATTTAAAGCACCACCTTTTTTTATTAAAGATTGATATTTTTCATTTTCTCTTTTTAATAAAACTTCAGGATAAATTCTACCATTTTTGTTTGGGGTATCGTATTTCTGTAAAACAGCAAAAAGGATAAGGTCTTGCGAAAAGTCCATATCCTTCATTTCTGAAATTATTTTTTTATTATCTTCTGGTGAGATATGGCCGGCATCATATTCTATTAATATACCATGTCCGGTTTCTTTTGGTCCTAATATCTTCATTTATAGTTTTTATACTATAAATACATCGATATCGTACTATTTTTTTGTTTTATAAAAATTAAACAAGTTTTTATCTACCAATGATTCGTTAATTATTGTTTTTATAATATCCGTAATTATTCTTTTTGTGTCTTTAGATTTAACATCAAATTTATTTTCAACATATAATGTTATTTCTAAATTCATAAAAGATCTTTTTTCTTTTTTTATTCCTTTGGTTCTTATGTCTAAATCTACAATAGATTGTGGTTTAAAATTTTGATGATTTAAATCGTATATTAATCTTTTTATATCTCTCCTTGTTTTAAAAATCACACTATCAAAGTCATCATTTTCATTATTTGGTTGTAACCAAGAATTTAATTTTAAATAAATTGTTTTTAGATTTTTAAAATCTACGGTTCCATATCCGATCTTAACATCATCGTATGTTCCCAAAGGAATAAACTTTCCTGTCTTCATTATTTTTTACATATTAAAAATATTTTATGGTGTAAATAAAAAATATGAAAAATTATCCACAAAACCAAATTTTTTTTGTATATATGGGTATAATTATAAAATATGATTATTATTGATTTAACTAAAGAAAAAAATTTGGAGTCTGCGTTAAGAACCTATAAACATAAAGTTCAAAAAACAAAATTGATCCAAGAACTTAGAAAAAGAAAGGAGTTTGTAAAACCTTCGGTAGAAAAAAGAGATTTGAAATTAAAAGCAATCCACACCAGTAAAATTAAAAATGGTCTCGATTAATCAAGACCATTTTTTAATTCTTTAAGTTTATAGTAACCGTACTTTGTGGTTTCCGTTTTCATCACTTCAGTTTTCACATTATTTAATTTAGTTACTAATTCAACATCATCTTTTGATTCAAGAATAGTTGAATCTATTTTAGATACTATGGATTCTTTTAAATTTTTAACTTTATCTTTAAGTTCATTTTCATTTAAAGAAACAATTTCTTTTAATTCTTTCTTTTCGTTTTCATTTAAAGAATTGTCAAATATAGTGTTAAAATTATTTGTCAATACGGCGTGTAGTAAATTTTGATTTTTAATAAAAATGGAAGATTTATTTTCATTTACTGTTTTGTTTTTTTTTCCAGTTAAAAAATCAATTAATTTTTTCTTTGCGGATATTTTTTTGTCTATGTTTAATAGATTATCATTCTCAGACAATAGATCTAACATTTTATAAATCTCATTATTATCCTCAACTTGAACATCTTTTAATTCGACATCCAATTCTTCCATTATTTTATTTAGACTTTTTAAATTTTTTGATTTAAGTAATGAACTTATTTGATCTACATATTCTTTAGCAACATCAAGATCTTCAATGTCTTTATTTTCGATGTCTTCATACAACAAATACAATTCCTTAAAATCTTTATTTTCTTTAATTGTACCTAATATGTCCTTTAATTCACCCTTGTTATTTTTAATATAAGAGTCTGTTATTTTTTTTAACAACTTCATCTTTAATGATCCAAAATTTTTCATTTTTTTAATCGTTTAATATATCTTTTATTTTATTTTCTATTTCATAAATATTCTCTTGTGCCTTATTAAAATTAAATAAATCATTTAAATCTTTTTTTTCATCACCTAACATACTTAAAATTTTACTTTTTTTACTTTTGTTTTCACCTTCGGATAGTGTCTCTCCTCCACCTCCACCGGCTGGTGGCGGCGGTGCTGCTGATGCTCCTCCACCCATATCCATTCCACCACCTCCAGGTGATTCACTACCCGCTGATCCAGACGCCTCTAATTTCTTCCTCTCTTCTTCCGGTATACCGTATTTTCTATCAACTTCATCAAACACACCCGAACGTTTTATTATGTTCTGTGTATTTGTTAATTCAAATCCGATCGCTCTTTCAAGACGTTGTTGTTCTAAGTCTAATATAACTTCATTATCACTAAAACCTAAAATATTTTTCTTAGCCCAAGTATGTGAAACAGGTAAAATACCTATTTGTGATTGGTCGGATGTTGCATCTTTATAAAGAGTTATTTTTTCTTTCCATTGTTCTATTTTTAACAAATCAGACTGAGAGGAAGGATTTGTTAAAGATAATTGGAAATTATGTAGTTCATCCTCCAAACCCACAAGTGATAGGTGTATTAATGCAATTTTATTTAATTCTTGAATTAATGATTTCTGTATTTTATTAATTGTTCTGGCAAATCTAATATCCATTAATGCCAAATTCTTACCATCCCCAACAACTTCCTCAAAACCTAAAAACGCCTTAGGAATTCTAAGTGCCGCCAACATTTTCTTTTGAATATATTCAATATCGGCAATTTCACCTAAGTTCTGTGCTCCTGCCAATGTTTCAATTGGATTTGCGGCTGAAGGGTCACGAACGGGAATAAAATAATCTTGATCAACGGCCATTTGATTATATCTCATATCGACTTGACCGTTTTTAGGATCAGGTACCGCTTGTCTTTTAAATTTATTTGCAACTCTTTGTACATATGGTTCGATATCCTTATCATCCATATTACCAACAAATATTTTAAATACACGTCTCTCAGGTGCTCTTGATGTTCTATAAATTAACATTGCGTCTTCCGCTAATAGAAGTTGTTTCCAAATTCTTCTAATTTTATCTAACATAGAGGTACCATATGGTAATTTTCTATCGTCACCCAATAACCTAAAATGAGCAATTTCCCAGGCTTGGAATTCCATGTCTTTATTTTTCCACTGAAATCTTAACTCTCTTGTTGGTATTTTAATATCTCTTTGATTTGGTGTTTTAGAAGACGCGCCTTCAATTCTTTCTATCTCTATGTTTGGTAATTGTTGACAACCAACAATACCATCTTTAGGGTCTATTTTAAGGTATACAAAATCATCACCATATTTACAAAGACCTCTCGTCCACATTTGTAGATTTGTTGCTATGTCTAACTTATTATTGAATAGATCTTGTAGTATGGATTTAACTCTATCTGATTCTGAATATATTGTTAAAATTTCACCTTTTTCTGATGGTGTCGTACTTTCTTCTGCGTATATATCCAATGCCGCGGAAATTTCGGGTGTGAATTCCATTGATTCATAATCATAATATGCGGCCAATCTATTTGGTTCATAATAAACAGATTGATTATATAATGATTGATCTAATTTAGCCCACTTATCTGCAATATATTGACTTTGTTGGGATTGTAATAAAGCCGAATCATATTCTTCTTTACTACTTGTTTTTAATAATTCTTCTTTAGAGAAATTAAATGACGGATTTTCTGGTTGAGTAGGTTTATTTTGACCAACAAAACCAAACATCTTGGTTAATTTCTGAAATACTGTAATATTTTGATCTGCCATGTTTATAAATAGTCTTTTTATAAGATACGTGTTTTTTTTATCACTTTAAAGTTTATTTACGTTTAGTAAATAACCAAGAATATTCTTTATATATGTCTTTTCCAACATTCATTGTGTTATCTTTGTGATAAAAACTATTATCCATTGCTAATGCACCTATTGGGTCTAAAGTTGTTCCATATGAATAAAAAGTTTTATTGGCTTCATATGTTCTTTCGGATGATACCCAAGATTCTAACATTGCTTTATTAGTTGAATCGGCTCTTTGTAATTGATTAAAACAAATTTCACCAGCATATAATGCCATGGATAGACTCATAATAGAATCATCGTGAGATCCCTTCATATGGTCTGGTCTACCGTTTATGTAAACAAATGTGTTTAATTCATTTAGTAATCTATTTGATCTAACAATAAAACCTTTTCTTAGTTGTTCTTCAAATGATGCGACTATCTGGGTTCTTTTATTGTTAAAATTAATACCGGGAATTTTTTCCATCGCTTTCTTATTGTATTCCCAAATATTTTGTGTATTAATACCGTCAATATAAATGTTTTTATAATTTAATTCTTGTAATTTTCTTGATGTTGCAACACCCATACCACCAGTTATATCCACAACCACAAAGGCGTTTCCATAAAGGATACCCCATTTATAAACAATTGACGCTAAATCATCTGGTGGTATTTTACCAATATATTCTAACACCTGTTCTCTATCATCAAAATCAATAATATTGATCGAAGAAAAATCTTCACTATCACCTCTACTCACATCAACACCCATAATATAACGATGACCCTCAACTGGTTCTTTCCATTGCCAAAGTGTACCTTGCATGTACTTTTCCATTGGTTGTCTGATCATATTTTTTGCAATATTTTCTTGGGTTTCACTTGGAATAACACCATCACCTGAACCTAAAAAGTCACACTCCAATTCCTGTGCAATTTTACGTCTATCATATTTGAATTTTTTAGACATTGATTCAAACCAAGATGAAAATGGTTTATATCCTTGTTCTTCATATTCTCTATATTTTTCAACATCAAAATCATACATTACCACTTCATCATCATTATATTGTTCTCTATTCAACATATAATGACATATGTCAGCACATTTAACCCAACGTAAGTCTTTAGTGTAACGAGGGTCTTTAAACCATCTTAAATCTGTTATATGGAAATCATTTATACCACGTAACGCTTGGTCATAAACACCATAATAAATCGGATCATAACCATTTGGTGTTGATATAAGAATAATCTTACCACCCGTAGATAGTGACGCCATAGATGCCGCCCAAAAGTCTTCTCCCGCTTCAATATATGCCGCCTCATCAAATACAAGTATCGTTGGTGTGTAACCACGTAATGCATCCGCAGATGTCGCAACCGCTTTAACTTCACATCCATTATTTAATCTAAATCTACTTTCTGAGTTTTTATCAGGGTGAAAACCCACATTAATCCATTCTGGCCATTGATCCAAGAAATGTCTAACTTTATTGGCCATTTCAATCGCGGTATCTCTCTTATTCGCAATAATCAGAACCCTTTCAGGATTTTCGGGTTTTGCGGTTTGGAGTTTTTTTGAAATCCAAGCGGCTGTTACTGTAGATACACCCGCCTGTCTATATTTTCTTGTTATATTTTCATTATAAGTTTCATAATCCTTAATCAATTGAACTTGATCAGGAAACAATTCTAAGGGTACGAATTTCTTTTGTGTATTATCATAAGTTGTTAAGTATGTTTTTAAGGCATACGGAGCATCTTTGATAATCTTAGCGTATTCTTTTAACTGTTCAATCTTTGTGTTCATATACCTATAAATACAAAAAAGGGAGGTAAAACCTCCCTTTTTATTATCTTTACTTGATTATGATAGATCAATACCTAAGCCACCAAGGAAATCTTTTAAATCATCATCATCAGTTTCATCTGAGATATCTGTAAGTTTATCGTCAAATTCAAT